AATTTGGGTCGTTTCTTGTTTTAGCTGAACTTCTTTTTAACTGCCCTGCACTTCTAGCACAATATGATTTTCTTCTTTTTGCTGCCTTACTTCCTTTTTTTACTTTACCTGTAACTGCCGTTTGTAATTTAGATTTAGGATTTGCTTTACGATATGCTCTAACTCCTTTTTTAGTCATACCAGCACCTGCGGCTGTCTTTCTATAATTGCCACCTTTACCAGTAGTTTTTGGTATAGCTTTTTCTTTTGCTCTGGGCATTACTTAGTTAATCCTTTTGTCTTTTCGTATGACCTCAATCCTCCGATTCCTAATAATCCACCCAAAACAGGAAGAAGCGTACCTACATCAAATTTTGGAAGGTCAGGTGTTTCTAAACCAATGTAAGCAAATATAAATATTAAAAGCGGTTGAAGCACAAAATGATAGAAAAAAGCAATGCCGCAAGTCCAGCCCACAAAGGGCCTCCAGCCGCCCTTAAATAAAGATCCTGAAGCCGCTTCTGCCTTATTTATCTCTAATTGTGCAAGTAAAGCTTCCTGAGAATGTTTCTCGCCCATAGTAGCTATCTCGTGAGCCAAAGCAGCCTTTTGATCTTTGTCTTCAATAAACTTGTCTAAAAGACCTGTTACTGGGCCTACTAAACTTGTTAATACACTCATACTGGAACTCCTCTAACATCTAATAGATCTTGCAAGTTCTTTTCTTTCTTTTTACCATCATACTCCCAAGCGTATCCTTTTTCAACCATCTCCATGTTTATACTGGCTGCCCACTCGTGAGAATAAAACCAACCTAACATCCTACCATATTTACCATCTTTTTCTGTTTTTACAATTAATTTATCGCAATCTTCAAGGCGAGTTTTTAAATATGCTTTAGCTTCAAGGCCAAATACTTTTTCCTCTGCATTTCTTGTTCTGCTTTCAGGAGTATCTATACCAGCAAGTCGCACACGTTCTTTTTTAGATAGGTCAAATCCCAAATCTATTATAACGTCAACAGTATCGCCATCTACAACTTTTACTATTTCCTTAACTGCGTATTCGTACATTACTCCTCCTTATTTTTTCTATTTAACACACTTCCTGTTAATATGGCCCCAAACGACAAATGAAACAAGCCCCCACCCATCAAAGTGTATGGATCATGGTGGTCTGTCATCTTTCTCATAAGCTCCATTTGAAGTTGAGCATTGTCCATTGTATTCATAGTATCTATAAAACTTGCTATCTCTGGTCTGTTTACTCCATACCAAACAGGAACGAGTACAAAATCAAATAAACATATAAAAAGATACACCCCCAAAGCTATTGATTGAAAGTTGACGTTAGCCATTCTTCGTGAATGCACTGGAAGCTATAAAAGCTCCAATAATACCCATGTTTGAAAGGACCCAAGTGCTACCAATACTACTTAAATGATCTAATCTATCCAACGGAACGAGATCTGTCATAAGCACTGCAATGTAAGCTGTAACGGACACCGCAGAAAACCAAACCATGTATCTTTGTTGGTCTTGTTTGGCATTGTCGTTCTCCAGACGGATCTTTCTCTCCATAATCTCAAGATCGTCTATTTGTTCATCTCCATTACTATCTAACTTAGCTGCAAATTCTTTAGCTGCTTTACCTTTAAAAGTCTTTTGGGTCATTTAAACGCCTCCTTCATTGCACTCATTAAATCTTTGATTGTAACTCTTTTGTCTTTTGGATCATAGAGACATACGATCTCACGAGGGCAAGCGTCAATGCTCTCCATAATTTCGATTCCCCCACTACCGTTTGCTCCTTCATACAAACACCAGTATTGTCTTGTTGTTTTCCCTCGAAAGCTTTCATGGACTTTCTCGACTTTTTTAAGTCGGCAAATTGTATATCCCCCATTGTCGAGGGTTGGCCTCCTGTAATGCTCATGAGCTTCTGTCCACGAGCCAGAGGCCGTATGCAATAGCAATGAGAATAGCAGTGCCAATGCCAAGGGTGAAAATAAGGATAACCCAGAATAAAATCTTTTCTTTTCTTTCTTGTGCTTCATAAATTTCCTTCTGTCTACGCTTACGAATTTGGCCCTCCATCTGAACTAATTCTTCCCAAGCTGAGGTTCCATGAGCGAACATTATGAAGGTTTTCAATTCGTCACGCTGCTGTTGTAATTTTTTTTTGGCGGCGAAGGCTTCGATTGCTTCCTGCTCTATACTCTGTCCATTAAATACTTTAGAAAATAAGGTAGGGTTCTTTGCTCTTTTTTCTATATTTGATACGTCTGAAACAGCACCCATCCAGCGAGACAAATCTTGTGTCATGCTTTCCAGTTCTCGACCTGCCATAAAAGCTTTTTTTATTCCACCAAAGGCGGCTGTGGCAGTTGAGATAGCCGCACTTATGGTGATTGGGTCCATACTACATCCGTATGACGATTGTTATGAGTAAAAGAAAAGTAGCACCAAAAGCACTAATAAGGATATTTTCAATCCTCCGAAAACGATTGTAAATGTCCTTAAACTGAATATTGGCTTCAGTTTCGAGGCGAGTAGTGCGTGAATCAAGAGAGTGTATCTCTTGGTTAAGGGAATTTACTGTTGGCTTTGTCAACTTTTCTTCTTAGCTTTCTTTGTTGTTTTTTTCTTAACTTCAGCTTTAGGTTTTTCTTCCCAAGCTTCATTTTCAGGCGTATCTGGATTATCAGCTACATAATGACCAGCGGCAGTTCTGGCACGAACCATAACGGTTTCGGCAGCTTCTTTCGCTTTATTTATAGCTTCTCTACGCATAATTTTCGCTTCTTTCATTTGTTTAGCGATTTTTTCATAAATTGATGATGACATTATTGCCTCCTTGATAAGTTGTTCATTGCAGCAATATCACGCTGCGTTTGTATCCTCTCTTCTGCAACACGAGTTTTATCTTCAAGAGCTTCCTCCTGAATGTTAACACGTTTTTGTTCAAAAAGAGCATCATTTCTTTCTTTCTCTCTGTTAAATTCTTGAGATCTATCAAATTCTTCTTTCTTCCTCTCAATATCAGCACCTTTCAGTGCTAATTCCTGCTTTCTGATCGTCACAAGTGGGTCTTCTGACTTTTCAGGTGTAACACTCTGAGCATACTGCTCTATCATCTCTGCAGCCAAACTTGCAGCCATGTTCTGAACTTGCTCTTGTATCTTTGCTTGGAACTCAGGGTTTGTCTGCATCATCTGTTGTGCTTCAGGTGGTAAATTTGCCATAATCTCCTCTTGAGCCTGTTGTTCTGAGAATAGGGCTATATGCTCCTGAATATGCCCTTGTACGGCTGAAATGACATTCATGTTAGCTTGGACTACAGGAGTAGACATTATGGCTAGGTGAGCCTTAATATGAGCCTGATGGTCTTGTTGTGGAAATGCTTGTGCCATTCCTCCTGTTAAAAACGCCTGATTCTCCTTTGCAGGGTTCATAGGCATAGGTTGAGGAGGCGGTGGAAGGATTGCCTCAATATTCGTAACACCTAATGCTTCATACATTTTGTGATACGCTTGATACAATCCTTGTGGGCCGCCATGTACTTGTGGATTTGACTGCACAAGTTGTAACTGTGTCTGAGCAAGTGATATTCTCTGTGACATAGAGAATATGTTGGGGTCGCTAACTGGTAATACATCAATTCTGTTATCAAAGTCCTGTGCTTTTATTTGTGGAGGACCACCTGCTGCCATATATGGATATGGTGTAGGGTTTTCAGAAAAAATTCTTGAAAGAAGTTTAAATTCCATCTTTTGTGAATAATGCAGACGCTTATGTATCGCAGACATAACTTTTGTACCACGCTCCATAATAGCCATAGTCGTTCCTACAGGCTGTTCACCGCCCATTTCAGCGACTTTCATATCTGCCATTGAAGCAAAACGTCTACCTGCATCAACCAAAGTGCCTAAAAGGTTATACAAAGTTCCTGAAGGCTCTTTAAACGGCAATGGCATTAGAGAACCCCTAATATCACCACCTATCGCATCTATATCTCTAAATTCTCCTGGCTGGATTGGATTGTCCTCATCACGAATACGAGCACCACGAGACTTAAAACCTGCAGGGAGATTAGAGAGAGTACCTGCATCAATAAGTTGTCGTAGTAATGATGTGGAAGCTTGGGCAAGTCCTCCAATCATGTGTGTAAGTCCAAATCCATAAAATCCAAGACCAGGAAGAAATTTATAATGTATGAAATACTGTTTCTGTCTTTTCATTATATCGGCTTCATCAAAATTCCTACGAATAGCAAGTATTTCACTCGTATCTTTAAGAATTGTAACGATATACGGTAATTTTAATCCAGAAGGTTCTCCATCAGCACCCATATCTTCAAAACCTTCAATATCAAGGTTTGTATGCACCTCATATACTGTAAGTTCATCACTTATGCTCGAAGGTTGGGTTCCTTGTATGTCGTCTACTGTTTCTTGTATTTGGGATAAATTGTTAATAGAACCAGTAGACGGCAATTCAAGATCACGGTAAAAACCTGCAATCTGCATTTTTCTTACTTCATTTTCGCTCATGCGAATAACATGAGTTATTCTAGGACTTGTAAGCAAATCAGTTGCAGCATAAGGAACAATTAAATCTTCAGCATAAACAAACTTACTTACTGCCCTTTGTAGCAACGGATCAAAGTAAACTTTCTTAAATGTAGAACCTACAATCGGTAGATAAAACAACATCTGATCTAATTCAGGGTCATACTCCTCCATCTCGTAGGTAATCTGGTAATTCATGTACTCTTTAATACGTTCTGCTTGTGCAGAAAGCATAGGATTATCAGCACCTATAATTTGTGTACGAACAGGACCACCTGCAGGTAACATCTCACGATAAGCTTGTGCCTGAAACTGTGTTACAGACTCTGCAAGCAATGGATGCACTACTCCAGAAGCACCTTCAAATGGTTGCGTTCTTTGTTCTGGTTTCATGCCAAGAAAAGACAAGCCATCTTTGTAGTTATCTTCCCATTCCTTACGAGAAGATATGTCATCATCAATATCGCCAAGCAAAGTGTTAGAAATAGGTCCTAATACACTTTCTTCAACAAAATCAGCTAAATTGGAATTAAAATCCATTGGCTGTTCAGCCATTGGCATTTCTTCCTGATATTCTCCTACAATAACACTACCGTCATCAAATTCGGTAATGTCTTGTTGTTGTTCAAATTCAATTAAATCTACTTCTGCCTGTTCAAGTTCTGGAGATACGTCATTTACGACATCTCCCAATTCTCCTCCAGACCCTGCACCTTTCTCAACTGCCATTATACAATCCCCATTCTTATTCTATTTGCCCTATCCATATGAAACTGTCTTGCTATTGGACTTTTTGTTTTTTGTGCTTTCGCAAGTGCAAAAAATTCTTCATCAGAAGTCGTACCACTACGAATTGCACTTTCTATTTCTTCTTCTGGTGTTGGAGCATCTACAAAAGAAGGGAGAGCATTTGGACGCTCCAACTCACTAAATTGGCCTATACCGCCAACAGAACCACCTGTATTATATCCTCTGCCAGGACGCACTACATATTCATTCTCTTGACCAACACCACGACCATACATAATTTCACTAGCTAACTTTTCTGCTATTTCAATAGGATATCCCATACCCTCAAACTTAATTATGAGGTCTTCGAGAGTACCCTCTGTTTCAGTTTGGCTCATATTAATCTCCTAATAATACTCTCTTTTACCACGCCATAACTTTTCTTCGTCTTCATCATAATCGTCTGGGGTTATAATAAACCCCCCCTGTCTAAATCGCAGTATAGCCTGAGTCATGCTATCTGCCAAGTCATCATGTTCCCCATTTGGAAAAGCAGCACATTCTTCGACCACCTCTTCTGCAAATTTGGTGTCAGGACACCATACCATACCACTTTCAAACACTGGAGAGCAAGCGTTCATTCTCGTAAATTTATCTGCACCCCTACTTGGAGTGAATGGAGTAACAGGAATACCCATACGAACAAGCTCTTGCGTCAAGGGCATACCACTTGCTTTTTGCTCTATTAAAATCATATCTGGTTCGTATTTATCGTGCAATTCATAGGCAACATTCTTTAATTCTGGAAAATCCCATCGTCCTCTTACGGCATCTAACAAAATAATTGCATCTGCCCCACCTTCTTCAGGTTGGAATATGCCCCATGTCGTAATAGCACTATAGTCAGCCCTATCAGACTTACTAAATGCCGTATCGTAACTTTGAATAATGTAATCACAAGTCGGGGGGTCTAATTTTTCCCATTTTTGCCACCATTCTCGTTTAATAATAGCACCCTCTTCAGCAGTTGGGTTCTGCATATACTGAGAGTTCCACTTTGATACAGGAATAGAAGCTTTTACACCTTCAAGTTCGTCTAAACTCCAGAACTCAGGCCATAATGGTTTACCAGAAGGCATGATTGCAGGAAATTCCACAACATCCCACTTATCTGCACCTGACTCGCTCTGTTTGTGTAAAACCTTTGCCGTTAAATCACGAATACTCCAACGTGTCATAACAATTATTAAGGCTCCACCTGGCTGAAGTCTTTGTCTCGGTCCAGACGTATACCACTCGTAAATATGATCTAAAGCCGTAGGACTTAGTGCATCCTGCTCAGATACAGGGTCATCAATAATACATAAGTCAGCACCACGACCAGCAAGAGCACCACCAACCCCCACAGCATAATACTCTCCACCCCCAGAGGTTGACCATCTTCCACTCGCTTTTGCGTCTGTCGCCAATTTAACATTTGGAAAAACATCTCTAAAATCCTCGCTATCAATAAGGTTCTTAACTTTTCTACCAAAACCCACAGCCAATTCTGCCGTGTGCGTTGCCTGAATAATTTTTTTTGATGGATCTCTACCCATAAGCCACGCTGGAAACAAATAAGACGCAAATTCTGACTTTGTATGTCTAGGTGGCATATTAATAATCAAACGCTTAATCTTACCATCTGCAACGTCTTGAAGTTTCTGAGCATAAATCTTGTGATGCGATCCCTGAATAAATTGAGGCCACACAGTCTTTACAAAATTAAGAAAGTTATCGTGCTTTTTCTGCCTATTATCTAAAGTAGAAAGACGCTCCAACATAGGAGCAAGTTTAGTTAACTCATCGTCTGTAAGGTAATCCTCTAAACCTTCTATATTAGGAAGATCTTTCATACATTACGCTAATGCTTGTAAGAAATTATCCACAGCGTTATTTAAACTAGGACTTACTGCTCCACCCATATTCATACCTTGACCGCCAAAACCTTTACCCTGCTTTACACAAGAACTTGTATTAGCATCGTATAGCCATCCATCAGGGCAAACATAACCACCAGTTGCAGTTGGAGTAGGTGTTGGAACTTCTTCAGCATCTTCAGAAGGAGGAATAATTTTATCAATCATTTCCTGAAAAAAGTTACCTCCACCAGTATTAATAGGTCCTCTATAAGTAGAACCCTCTCTACCTTGTGACATTGCACCATAATTATCAACTGGGGCTGTAAAATCAAAGTTCTTTAAAGCAGTTGCGTGTTTACGCAATCCATAAGCCATATCTGCTCTCTGAACTTCCATTTCTTTACTAAATAAATCCGCTTTTTCGCCAAAACTTAAATTGGAGTATTCTTCTGGTGTCATATTTACACGACTTGCAGATATCATTATAGAATATGGATAACCACTTACAGGGTCTATAGTATTGCCCCTAGATATTTGATCCATCCAACCTGTTCTATTATTATAACCACCAATTTGATTTATATCCCTTCCTTCTTTATCTCTAGCACCTTCCTCACCAGGCAAAGTAAAATTTGGGTCAAAATCTGCTCCACTACCAGGTATTACATTTGCTCTATTAACTGTTGAATCAATTTTGCCAATATTATCAGGTCTAGCTGGAGGCAGAAAAGCAGTTGGTGGTGCGGCAGAGTCTGAAGATATAGGCACATCATATTTTCGCATATTTGTATAATCTATGCCATCATCAAAAGAACCTATTCCAGAACCTAAACCAATACCACCAACTTCAGAAGGTGTTTGACCTGATTGATTAATAGAAGTATCAAATTCTCCTAATTCACCAATATTGTAAGGATCAGGAATAGAAGGATTTACAAAAAAACCTGCCCCCCCTCTTTTTGGTGGTAATGGAGGTGCTACATCCATAGGTGCTTTCATATCTAATACATCTGTACCAAGTTTGTTAACATCAATTATATCTATTGGGTCCATTGTAGGATTTTGAGCATTTTCCATTATCATATTAATTAAAGGTTTTGCTAGTTGCTCTTCGCTATCATATGCTTTTGGTTGAGTAAAATTTCCTGTATAGTTAATGGGTAAAGAAGAGTAGTCAGGACCAGACTTAATTGGAGAGGGATCATCAAAATTAACTTGCTGAGTAGTGTCCACATTAGCTTGAGGCAACAAACCTGCAGGTCCTTGTGGGCCACTAATTTTTTTAATACTCTGATTTATATCAGGACCTGCACCAGGTCCTGTGAAAAGCTCCACAACTGGTGTATCAAGAAAATCTTTAACACTAGAAACAACATTAGGTAAAGTTTTTGTAAAAAAATTAGGTATTGTTTTATCTAAATTATAATCTTTTTCTTTTTCCACAAAAGGAACTATTTTCGTCTTACTAATCGGATTAGTAGGACCACCGCCCCTTAAATACTGAACAGGTCCACCATTGGCGAAACTGCCTATGCCAATTTTGTCAATAATATATTCTCCTAAATCTTTCAACACATCTGGTATTGATTGACTTTGTGTTATTGATTCAATTCCTGTTGAAAGATCTCTAGCTGGCATAATTGGACCAATATCAGGGCCACTTTGCATCGGTAATATAGGAACATCTAATATCGGTGGTTTCTGATTATACATTCTACCCCTTAGTGCATCATAATAATCAGGACTTCTATTCTCTGCTCTCATTTCGTCCAATTTTCCTCTTTGACCAGCCATAAATGATGTATCTTGAACAGGATCATTTTGTAATACATTTTGACCAGATCTCATGCCTACTTTAACATTTTGTCCTTGTGTAAGCAGAGGATCATTTTTAGGCAAACCCTGTTCCACGTTATATCCAATATTTTTATTGTAAGGATTAACTGGAGCAGCCATACCGTACATTGATGGTTTTCCCATACCATACATTGCTGGCCTTTCTGCCATTCCCATCATAGGAGGAGATTTAAATCTTTCTTCTTCAGGTGTTGTTATCGCACCACCTATAAGTTTTGCTATCTTATCATCTAAATCTTTAGAATAACTATATTTACCACTCGGCATTGTAGAACCTCCACCTTTTAGATATTGAACCTGACCACCATTCGCCATAGTAGTCATAATAGGATCGTCATAATCAAATACATCTCTCGGATCACGAGGTTGCTCACCCCAATCAGAGTTCCAAGCCTTTATCTCACCATCAACAATAGGTGCTAACTTGCCAGGAGATTGTTCCCAAGGAAGTTTTGGCCTTGGCTCTATAGGCATAGTTGTTATTGGCATAGTTGTTGGGTCTGGAGCCTCTACTGGAGGGTCTAACACTGCAGGCTTATATTTATCTGGCATAAATATATCTGGAATCCTTGGAGTATAACCTGTTGTATCTGGAAAAGTTCCACTATCCATATTCCCATAAGAAGGGGCTACAGTAGGCGTTATCGTATTGCCGAAAGGACTTTGACTCGTATCCGTAGGTGTCGTGGATGTTGTCTCATTCATTCCAAAACCAGGAGAATAAGAAGGATACGCCATAGAATATGGATTCATACCCATATTACCTATGCCCATACCTCCGTAACCCATGCCACCATAACCCATTCCCATGCCCATATAAGGGTTCATCATAGGCATCATTGGCATACCATATCCTGCCATACCACCATAAAACATATTTTGAACAGGTTTTTCTACAGGTTGTCGGGGTGCAGACAAACTCTCCATCATGTCGTTAAACTTCTTCCTCTGGTTGGCTGTCGTTCCCATCATCTGCATATCAACGCTAGGTTGATTTACCACAGGCAGAGGCATTGCAGACGGATTCTGAGCAGTTGGATTTGCCCCCATTGGGGGAATTTGGGGAACTTGACCCATTGGAGCCATTGGATTAGGCATACGACTAATCGGATTGTTCATTACTGCACCACCTTTTTAAAAATTTTAAAAAGGAGTTTAATTTAAACAGATGTATTTGACAACACTTTTTCTAGTTCACTAGAACTTTGCTTCAGAATACGCTCCAAATGATCGCCATCTACGCTACCAACAGACAAAACATCGTCAATAGACCCCTTCAAACGCTTAATACGCTTAAAATCAAAATCCGTTAGCGTAGAACCTATGGAATCTATGGTATCTGTACCAATTTTTACGTTACTTTCGCTACCTAAAGCACGAGCAACTACCACAGGGATGCGTTTTTCACCACTTTCGTAGTAATTGTACATCCTCATACTCACACCTAGCAAATCTGCCATAGCTTTCTGCGTCAACCTACGACCCTTACGAGCCTCACGCAACTCTTTCGCTTCTAAATCACTAAACTTACGGTCTTTCATCAAGAACCTCCAGTAACCCTGCTGATATAAAGTCATCCATAAGCACCTTGTCGCTATGAAATCTAAATGTTTCTGTAGGAGTTATACCAGTATCTAACGCTGAGTTCGCTAAATTCTTACGAAACTCCTCACCGTGACCAGGTATTGTAGTGTTCTTCGCCATAAACTCTACAAACTCCTTCGGGGAACCTATGCTTAACTCTTGGTCTATATGACCGAAATCTACTTTAAGCCTCATAATTGATCCTTTCTATTTTCTCAATATAGTATATGCAATTATTGCACTGATTGTCAAGGGACCCATGATTGTTTGTGGAAAACAGGGGGTTTTTGCCAAATTTTGCAAGTTTTTTTTAGGGGGTGTCGCACTTTTTTAAAATCAATCCGATCCGTTCACTTTTAGGACTTAGGGTACCTGACAAAAAAAAGGCGGTCTGAAAAGACCGCCCAGTTTTTATATTTGGTTTTTATTATCTGTAAGTTGGCCTAGATATTATTATAGTTTTTAAGCTTTCCAGTCTGGCCTTTTCTTTTTGCTCTTGCCAGAAGTTCAACTGGTCAACTGGTAAATTTACAAAGCTTGATCTAGTCAATTCATTATCAACTAAAATTGTTTGGCTATTGGCTTCTTGAATTTCTACAGTCTTATTTATTTTATAAGATGTATTTGTTACACCTTGACCATAACTTGCACCATTGTTTATAAAAGTTTCAGTAGGTAAAATCTTACTGGCTATTTGCTCACCATAAACAACTTGCAACCTATCTCTAAGATTAGAGATATAAACTCTTACCTTGTTTGGTGCATCTGAATTGCTCATATTCATATAGCTAATAATATCATTGACGTTCATTTCATTATTATAAATCAGATTATATAAAGGTATCATATTGCTATTTGATCTAATTTGCCTTGCACCTTCTGGAATAGGTAAGTTTAAAATATTATCTGGCAGTTCAATTGTTCGAGTTATTGGTGCATCTGATACTTGAAACCTATCAATAGTAGTAGTCAATAAATTCTGAAGAAATAAAGCCCAACAAGTAATAGCGTTGATCTCTAGTGTTGCATGAAATTGACGTGCTTCAATAGTTTGAAATGTTGGATATCTCTTTAAGCTTAAAGCTTGATATTTATCATTGCCGTCTGTATATGGGTGCAAGTCAACAATATCTGTTATTGTCGTTACATCTAAGCTTTGGATTGTAGGACAAGTTGGAACCGCCCAACTATATGAACCCTCGCCATTTCTACAAGTTCTCATAAAAGTATAAATAGTGCTTTGGTCAAATGAATATCTTTTCATAAATTCTGCAATAACCATAGGTTCAACTAGTGTTGACTGATCCCATAGCATCTTAACTCTGTCTCTGTCTCTGTATCCACCACTGTGAGCATGAAAGTGATCTCTTGAAGTTTCAAAAAATTCTTTATTGCTAACACCGTCTTTTATGGAAAGTAATTTTAAATGACAATGTAAGCCAGTGTTATCAGTGTTAACTTTGATTTTAATATTGTTAGCCCTACAATTATCCTTAAATGTTTTTAGTAAGCTTCTCATATACTCTATATATAATGGGCAAATTGGGCTAGGGAAGCCATTGAACTCAAACATACGGCCTTTGTTTTGGTAATCATAAGCGGCACTGGCATCTGTCTTAATGTCGTTTTCTCTAGCATAATCACCAAATAAAGACTGTATTAGATCTAGATCACGAGATTTTAACATTTTGCCTTCACGATATGCCACAAATTCTATTTCTAGAGAAGTAGTTGGCCTATATCCAGTAGTAGTATTATCTAAGTTGGCTATTTGTAGACTATTTATTATTCTATCTATATTCATCGTTTTTTCCTTAAGTTGTTGTTTTTATTACGTTTTTTTGTAGTCTTATTATATAGGTTTCCCTATAAATAAACATTATCAAATTCTGTACCATATAACAAGGAAAAAGTTGGTATTTTATGGATTAAATCGAACAATTGTTTGGTTTAATTAGAGCTGGCGTTAAGCTGAAACGCTGGAAAAACAGGGAAAAACAGGGAAAAAACTCTGGAAAAACAGGGAAAACGCTAGGAAAAGGTGGGGCCAATCCAATATAAAACCGAACCAAAGGCTCCGATCCGATCCGATCCGATCCGATCCGATGTCCGACTTCCGATTACCTGGCAACAACACCTGGCTGCTGTGGCGTTAAGTCGAACAATTCTTCGACTTAATCCGAGCTGTCTTCCAGGGGCACATAAAAAAAGCCCCCAAAGTGGGGGCTACAGGTATGCCGTGACGTAGGCAAATATAATTGTAAATAATATTATCCGAGTAAGTGCATAAGCCAAATCGCTCCTCCGACAACCGCCATCAAGGCAAATCCTTCAATGACGTTCCAAATGATTTCCTTTGGTGTTAACTTCTCCTCTATCTTTTCTAAAATAACGTCATCATAACCTTTCTCAATCCACTCGTCATAATGCTCTTTTGCTTTCTCATAAGTGGTGTAGTAATCATCTACACCACCTACCCAAACAATATATTTTAATCCCATGCTTTCTGCTCCGTTTGTTCTGTGTAACCAAGCATATAATCTGTTACCTCTACCAATGACATATCTTTTTGCTCGACCCTTGTGCCGTGTCCAGTTCCTTGAGGCCAGTAGTGCGGATCAAAATCTCTATGATAATAAAAGTCTGCACTTCCACGATCATAAGGGCTACCATGTTTCTTGTTAATTTCTAAAGTCATTTTATTAATCCTTCTTTTGTGTTTGCGTTTATATATATAATATAATGCAATGATTGCATCATGTCAACACCTAAATGAAAAAAAAATAAACTTTTTTTTACTGGCTACAGGTTGATTGCAGGTGGCATTCCAGCCGTTACAGGAAGAGAACTCGAACAAATGTTCGACTTAAAAGAATCCAGCAACAGGTCCCAGCAGGACAAAAAAAAACCCCCAACATTTCTGCTGGAGGTTTTGTTCGATTTAACTCCGATCCGATTATTCGATATGTTCTAAAGCTAACTTGATACTAAGATGATTATAAACACCGCCATCAGGTGTGCGTCTTCCTTTGAAATCTTCAGCCATAATCTTTACGGCTTTCTTTACTCCGTGATTTAAAACTAAATCTCTTGCGTATCTGTAAAGTGGTTCATCGTTATAGATCCACAGACAAATATTCCAAGAGTTCCAAGATCTATGTCCATT